TCGGTCGCGAAGACCACTTGTTAACCTCGTACCCAGTAGAAGATTTGCCTAAGGAAGCGGTTAAACTGGAGAGAGTCAAAGCGTATCTTTTGCCAGATGGCTGACAAAATGCCTGAAGAGCTTCTTAAGAAGTTTGCCGCAGACCGTGAGGCCAAAAAGGCTCCTAGCGGTAAAGAAGTGAGTGGGTCTGAAGAAACTCGCAAGCGTGCTAAGGCCAAAGCACAAAAGGCTAAGGAATCTATCTTCCGCAAGTGATCCTTTAGGGTCTCAATTACCTGTTTGAGTGTGTAGATGGCCAGTTCGACCGAAACAAGGAAGAGGTTCAATGAGATCTTAGAGGCGTCCCGCACTCAGGATCGAAGCAACCAGGCGTCGACCATGGTTGTTTTGAGCCATCTACAGCAGATGACCCTTCTCATGATTAAGAAGGGTCTGACTTTTTATTGTGATCAAGATACATTTAAAAGCCGTACACGTTTTCTAGACGACGTTATTGCTTTAAATAAGCTTGATATACGTTTTCCAGCGATTATTAGGAACTTTTTAATCGACGGCTGTGGACTGTTTTACTTCAGACCAGACCCAAAGCTTAAGTATCAGATCTACTTCTTCAACAAAAATCAGTATCGCGTTTACCACGATGTAAACGGAGAGGTTGAAGAAGTCGTTATTGTCTACAGCTATAAAGTTAAAAACGCGAATCTTGGTTTACCTAGCAATAGCTACGGACAAAACAAGCGTTATGTACGCTTGACCATCACAGCTGACGAAATTAGCGAAGTTGAGACTGATACTGAGTTAAGTTTTGATTTAGAGCCTGGAGCTATTCTGACTCCAGCCAAAAAACGACCAAATACTCTTGGTTTTATCCCTGCTGTTGAAGTTTTAAATAAACCAAACGCCAGCGGAACTGAGGGTGAAGGCGAGTTTGACCCGTTTATGGAGCAGATTGTGCTCCATGACGAGATGACTCGGAACATCGCAAAGAATATTGAATTTTTTGGGAATCCCACGCTGATTAGCTCACGTCCTCGGAGTGATCTGGTCGAAGCGAGTGACGCCTCCAGTACTTTTAGGCCGACTATCAGCAGTCAGAGCGGTTTTTCTGGGGTCGATAGTCCTTCGACACGCGTAAGCGAGCCTTTTGGTGCCGGCATGGGCGGCGGTCTTCGCGTGCCTCGCATTATTGCGAACGTGGAACCCTCTGACCGCGTGGGTTACATGACTCCGGACCCAGTGAACGGAGATATGAACCGGTACGCTCTCCTTCTGCGAGAGGAAATACGTACTGCCTTGGGCGGCGTTGATGAAATTTCAATTTCAGCTGGCGCGACCGCTACGGAAATCAAGGGTTTGATGGGTCGTGCTCAAGCCACGGCTCTCCGTAAGAACAAAAGCTTCTTGACTTACGGTTTCAATCGTCTCTTAGAGATGATGATCTATCACCAGGAGATGATTTTCCGCGAGTCGTTTATTGCCGCTGCTGGGCTTAAAGAACCGAGCTTACCTAAAGAACAAACGGAAGAAACTCTAGAGAAGTATCAGAAATCTTTAGCTCGGTACGAGGTTAAAGTCACCCAGACGATTCAGCTTGCTCTCCAAGAAAATAAAGTGCCTCCTGGCGTCGTCGGTTTACCCGAAGATGGTGATCGCACTGTTACTTACAGGTATCAAGGCGATGTTTACGAGGATACGGCATACGACATTAACCAAAAGTCGATCGTTGTTCGTAATTTACAAGAGCTTGGTGTGGACAGCATCGAAGCTCTTAAGTTTCTTTTCCCTGAGAAAACTGATTCTGAGCGAGCTGAGATGTTGAAGGGTTTCCCCTTCCGCATGGTGCAACAAACTCAATCAGCAATGCAACAATTTCTGGTATTATTAAGCCAGATGTTGCAGTCGCCGCATCCCCTTGCGCCGAATCAGCCACTTGCTGCTGATCCTAGACTGAACATAACTCCGCTCCTTTACAGGACATTCGACCACCTCGCGGAAGAACTAACTTACTCGGGTAGCTATGAGCCAGCAGATCCAAGCTTCGACCCCGAGCCCGGTCTCCCCGGCGGTAGCCCCGGCGGTATCATCGGACCAGGGCTCAACCGCCTACCCGCAGTGGGTGGCGCAAACCTCTACCCCGGCGGTAGCTTCGGTACCTACAGCCCAACCGCCGTCGCAGGTACAACAGGCTACGGGCCTTTCTACCAGCAACCAGTTCAGCCAGTTAACGTCGCCCTCCTCCCCGAGCAATCCTTGGGAAGCGGCGATGGGTACCCTGGAACGGGTGCTGTCCCAGGTGAACTCTCCGTCCCCCAGCCAGGTTCAACAGTCGCCTTACCAGGTGGCACCGCAACTGGCTACTCAACTGAGCAATCAGAGTTTACAGGCCCAACCTTGGGCTTACCAGGAGCAGCAGGTAGCGCCGACCTCGTTTACCAACGCTTCACAGACCCAAACTTCCTCGCAAACTTCTACGGCCCCGCAAACGAGCGTAAGCCCCGTAACCGCCGAGGTCGTTAATCACTTCGGGATTGAAGCTCCCGGCATCCTGAATCAGTACGCTTGCTCGCTTGAGGATCTCCTCATCGACCAAGCTCAGAAAATGGACGCCCTCTCTGCTCGCCACGATGCGATGCAGACGATCCTGACTGATCCCGAGCATCTGGCTAACTACACCGATCGTTATTTCACGGAAGTGGTACCCGTGGACATCGACGGTGATCTTGACTATAGCCAGCAACAAGCTCAGACGTACCAGCCCCGCTACGACATGCCAGCGCCCCCGGCTAATGCAGGTGGCGTTAATGCCGGCGCTCAACCTCAGCAACAGTGGGATCAGTTCAGCGACGTCATGAACCGCAGCCCTGAGAACGCCTGGCGTGTTCTTCAGCAAATGGGTCCTGAAGCTATGCGTAGCAAGCTTCTCTTTATGGATCCTGCTTGATAGCATTAAAGAGCCAAGGTCAGAGCCCCCGTTACTGGGGGCTTTTTTCTTGCTAATGTTTTTATAAAGGGATTAATTTCATGCGCTCTCTCAGCTATCGTCCTCGTAAAGAGGATTCGAAAAAAGAAGAAGTAAAGGAAGTGGCTCCCGTCGAGCAAGTTAATGAAACTCAGCCTGAATCACTTGATTCTTTTGATGAGTCTGTTGTTATCAGCTGACGTTATCGTCGTTTTTTCCCAGGCGACGCTCTAGTTCTTTCTCGGCTAACCGTTCAACGGCTGCCAAAATTCGGATACCTGCGTAGCCAATAATGAATGAGGTCGCTATGGCCTCATTTTTTGTGAGCTTGAATCTTTCTTCAATAGCTGGACTTACAAAAGTAGCCAGCATGTAACCAACAAGCGATGCCTTAATTAGATAAGGTATTACCTTTTTTACTCCTCGTGGGTGCGTTAAGCTTTCGGTGATTGACCCCGAAAAGCAAGCTATTGAGGATTCAGGGTCTTCGAAAAACACCGTAAGGACTCTTTCTATGTGGGAGGACATCCGCCCTTACGACGCTCTTAAATATCTTAGACGAAGTACAATTAAATAAGCTGGAGTATCACTATGGTATACGCTCCTCAAACTAATTGGAAATACGATAAAAACCTTTATCATCCGATTCAGTCTGGTCCTCAGCGCACGGGCGACGACTTAGATCTGCGGGACACTTATTTAACGATTTCTAGTGGCTACGTAACTCCTTTAGGGGTGCAGCAGACTTGGCTTGGCGTTATTGACGAAGGCGCTGATTTTGGGCGGATTCCGGTAGGCCCTCCAAATATTAGTGGATACTTCACGACCGAGTGGCGAGCGGTTCCTCCTGCTATTTCTGGTTATTGGACTAATTACGAGAACACGCAGCCGCACGCATCTGGCTTACTTGACAGTTACGTAGGTTTCCGTGCTCAGGGTCTCTACAGCACTGCGAATGCGACTGTCCAGACCGCTTTAGGTCCACAGCCTGGTTTGCGTAATTTTGGCACTCATACTTGGTATGGTGAACAAATACCTGATAATCAGCTATATTCTCCTTTCCAGACACCTAGTTCGAACGACAACACACTAGATGGAGGAGGTATTACAGGTGGAGGTGTTACACATCCCTCAGTTGCTTCGCCCACGCTAACCAACCCAACTAACGACACGTCTGGGTCACGCGCCGCGTGGGTTTATCACTATCCAATTTATTGTCAGTCATTCACCGAGACTCGCTACAGCGGAGTCCCTGGTCAAATGGGCTCTCCTGTCCGTAATAGTTATCGAGGCAAGTCACTTCGTTACGTCCCTAATTACGGGTCGGTATATGGTGTCCTTGGAGAAGGTGTACGAAATATGGTGCGTAGGTTTAGCCCTGGGACTAAGATCTAAACCTCTAAAAGTGCGACAACTTGTTGTTCCTTAGGGCTTTTAAAGACTTAAGATTACTTTTGTAGTTTCTTCTGAGTCTTATCGATGTTTATCGATAATGATTTCCCGAAGATTCTTGGTGCGGAACTTTACCGTCCTCACCCTGCATACATCGTTGAGATGGCTGCAGAGCCGGTTGACAAACCAGCCGCCTCTCTGAGTAATCGGAGAGTGAAAACCCGGTGAATTGCTGGAAACCCTTCTTAAAAGCTTCAGGCCCTACAACGTAGCCGGCGACGGCAAGCGTGAATGGTTAAAAAGTCTGAAGTCTGGGGCAATCAGCAGCCAAGCCTCTCAGGAATGAGTGGAAGGTTCATCGACTAGGGCATACGATCCAGACCGGATTATGAAGTCCACTAGCGCCGGGGCTCCCAGTATTGTTCGTAAGCTTTAAGCTTTCGCTCAATACCTAGACTAGATCCTCCGTAAATAGCCTGTATGGCTTTTGCGTCCCTGATGTAACCGGGAATAGAATACAAATCTTTCCCGTTTTTGGTTAGCTCTGATTTAATCGGAAGACTTAAGCCACTAACGTCGAGGATCCAAGTCTGAAGCTGGTAAGCAAACTCTAGAGAAGCCGTGGTGACTTTAAACCGACGTTCTGTAACGGATCCGTCGCCGTCCCACACTCCTCTTAGAAAGTCCTTTTTAAACTCACGGAGGTTACAAGAAAGTTTCAAAGTGTAGGACTTGTTAGGTGTTATACCTAACTTAAGTAAATCCTCCACTAAAGACTTTTTACTAAGAACTAAAATTTTTTGAGGGGCACAGTTCCTTTCATTAATTTTAGAAATCTTTGTTTTAAGTTCTGGAGCACCTTCACCTAAGAACTTTCTAAACTGCTCTAAAATGTTACAATCTTGTTCTTTTAGAGCTATCCTCGCTGCCGTTAATCTAGGACTTATGTTTCCATCTGCTGCTAACAAACCTAGAAAGTAAGCTTTATCTGGCGTATCGATGATCTCAAAATAGCGATCATTGTAATCCAGAAAAGAGTAAGTCTCTCCTGATTTTCTCTTACGCTTACCGGTTTGTTCGAAATAAGATGGAATACCTAGTTTCTTCCTAGCTTTATAAAAAGTCACCATCGTTACACCTAGAACTTTAGCTGCTTCAACATCTGGCATTTTCGAAGCCAGTTCTTGAACAACAGAAAACTCTGGGTTAAAACGTTCAAAGCGTGACATCTGGGAGCAAGATATAGTCAGTGCCCTAGGGATGAGAAACCTAGGGAGCGGACCCGGACTCAGGGATCCTAACACGTGTTGTCCACGACTTTTCAAAGCAACCCGGCCAGACGGTTCAGTTAGATCGTTACCGTTTCTTCGGTAACCCCGGCTCCAAAGAATCTCGCGAGCGTACTGCTGAGCAGACCATTGGTACTGCTAACAGCCGCAATATCGTGAAGGATAAGGTGCTCGTGACGCTTCGCGAGTACACCGGTCCTGCTGACCCGAGTGACCCCACTCAGCCCAGCACCTTCAAGATTGCGCGTGAGACCCTGATTACCGCCCAGCGTCTGCTGCTGGACACCGGTAACCTCACCACCTTCCACCAATCGATCGGCAGCCTGACTCTGCTCGACGACTATCGTCGTTGGCGCGACCGGGTGTTCATCAATGAACTCCTGAAGGCTGTTTCTAAGGGTCAGTCTTCTGACACCCAAGGCGGTTACTACTTCCCTGGTGACCTGGCCACTGGTGCTCTGACCTACACCAACGCCGAGCAAGCTAAGTTCGACGTTAAGGATGACCTGCTGCGCGTGGTGAAGAGCCTGCGTAAGCGGAACACCCCCACCTTCCAGGACGGTTTCTATCGCTGCGTTTGCGATCCGACCTTCCTGATGCACCTGCGTCAGAACAGCGACTTCCGTGAAGTTGCTCGTTATCCTGGCAATGGTCAAATCAACCCCCTCATGTCCGGGATGCAGCCCAACGCTGCCCTGTACATGGGTCAAGGCTTTGGCCAAGCCACCTTTGTGGCCGGCGAGCCGATCATGCCCACGGGCTTTGTGTTTGAAGGCGTGCGCTTCTTCGAAAGCACCAACATGCCTACTCAAACTCAAAACGCGACCATCGCGTCTACCGCCGCTTCCTACAACGCAGCAGTCGGTATCTTCTTTGGTCCTCAGGCCGTTGGTGTCGGCATCGGTGGCAACAATGCCCAGGTGCTGCTCAACAACAACGACGACTTCAGCCGTTTCATCATGATGATTTGGAGCCTGTACGCAGGTTTCGAACTTCTGAACGCTGATTTCGTCACCGTTGGTTACTCTTTCGACGCTTGAGGAGGTAACTAACAATGACGATCAACCCTAACCAGATCTCGGTTGCCAAGATTTATCCTGGTAACTACACCAACGTTCTTCGTTACTGGCACGAAGAAAAAACCATGCAGTTCGAGAACGCCAACGGCGTTCAGACGAGCTACACCAACCAACCCGTTGGTGGCCCCGTGGGCGTGGTGTTCCGTCCCGGTTGGATTGCTCAGCAAGCCATCGGTTACGTTGACCTGAGCTATCAGGCACTTGGTACCAACAACCAGCTGGATTACTACACCCAGCCTTATGGTTCTGGTCAAAACGCTGCTAATCAGCCTTTCCTGAATGCCAGCGTAATCATCCCGTCTCCCGACTACCACAAGGATGTTCGGGCAGACATCACCAACGGTATCACTGCACCTTCTGGTGCCTTTGTGTACCGCACCTCGCTCCGTGTCGACGGTGGCGATGTGGTTAGCTCTGGTGTTGCAGGTGGTTCTGCTTCTCCTCAGCTGACTCTGATCCCTGCGGTTGGCCAAGGTCTCCGCAACAACACCACTGTGGTGTCGGGTCAGTTCGGTACCTCTATTACCGGTTCCAACAGCCGTATTGCCAACGGCAGCGTTGCTTCTACGAACATCATCAACAGCAGCAGCCTGTCTGCTCTGACTGCTGCTACTCAGTGGAGGCTCTTCACCACTACCAATCTTGGTGGCGTTGCTGCTTCTGGTCTGGCACAAGGTTCGGGTATCTATGATCCCCGCGCTGGTGCTGGCAAGCTGTCCGGCAAAGACAAGGCACTCGCTATTTGCGAAGTGTGCTGGATTGTTCCCGATGCTCCCCCGGAGCGTGCAGACCTGGCTCTGCAGCCCGGCGGCATTGTGGAATCCACCGCTTACACCTCGACTTCGCCTTCCTGATAGAATCAGGACGCGAGCAAAGGGACTTAACCCCTCCTTCGGGAGGGGTTTTTTATTGGTTTCCTGTTCTTAAGTAATTTTTTACAGTATTTAGTATTTTCCGCTGTCAGAGTTAATAGTGCGTACCATATTTATCCAGTTTTATGGACGATCGGGAGCTTTCAGACCTTAAATTAGAGCGCAAAGAGTGCTCTAGATGTGGCGCCACTTGGCTTAACGGCGTTCATCATTGGCGAACAGGATACAAAGGTAATGAGTTAGATCTTGCGGGCCTCGTTTGTAACCGAGTTAACGATCCGAGCTGCGTAAACCCTAAAAAAGGCTGCACTGGAGGGGATACTTGGGAGAAAAGAGCCGAGTTTTTAGGAAATTTTGAGCGTGAGCTGAAGCGCATGAGAGAAGATTGAGGTATTTTGGTCTAAACTTCTGTCCACATACTGACTTTTTCAGATGTCCGCCAAAGTCTATAAGCCCAGTGGGGTCAAAATCGACGTAATTTCTACTCACGACGATGGTGAGTACTTTATGGTTCGGTCTAGCACCACGGGTAAGGTGTTTTTTGCCCATAAAGATCAAGTAGACGAGTTTAAAGAGGATTTAGAGCCAAAAACCGCTTCAAACACGGTTCAGCTACGCCGTGGCCGTCGTTCTGTGAAAAAAGATGAGGTCGAAGTAACTGTTGTTAAGCCTTTACCTCCCACTGACAACCGGATTAATTTAAATAATCTGACTCCTGAAGGTTTGACTCAGTGTTTACCTGGCGTTGGCCTTAAAACTGCCAAAGAAATTGTTGAGCTACGGCAATCTCTGCCTGGTGAGCGTTTTACAAAGCTCGAACAGCTTGAAAGCATCAAGCGAGTCGAATGGAGCGAAGTTTTTGCTACTGGAGTTGTGTACGTAGAATAAAGAAAGATAAGAGTTTTAGACCGTGGCGCAGCTGAGTCAAAACGAGTTAGAGCAGATCCAAAGTTATCTTGCTCAGCAGGGTGTCACGTTTAATGCGACTAGCACAGACGCAACTAAGCGCGAAGTAATTTATGCTGCAGTTAATCAACTAACACGTAACCCTGCGCAAACGTTTGGTTACCGTGTTGATGACTTTAACTTTAGTCGTATTGCCTACCACTTAGGTTATAACATTGCTACGGTTCCTGCTGGTGACTATGCACGTCTCTTAGAGGCGTGCAATAGCATTCCCAGTGAGTTTTACTTTGACAAAATTGTTGCTCAAGTAGAACGCTGTGAAGAAGCAGAGCGTTTGACTGAATTAGCTGCTGGTCGGGCCACGAGTCGTCAAGAAACCATTCTTGGTGACGTGTCTCGTTCAATCTCAATTCAAGACAAACGCGAGACTGCCAGAATCTGGCGCGAAAACTATCTGTATGAGTGTGGCCGCTTAGCCGAAATGCTTTACGTTCCGAACTATAAAGACCCCGTGGCCTCTAGGTATCGATTCGAGCGGAGCGGCGGTGAATTTATTCAAGCCATACCTGGTCCGCCAGATGTTTCTCGTTCTGATCGCCTCTACTTTTATGCGAATTGGAGATAGACTGTCTCTATTGATCTCGCGTTAGTTACAGATGCAGTCGGGCATTCGCGGAGGATTCGGTGTCCTTAGGAATTTAATTCAGCGTGCTGGTGGAGCCAAGCAAGCTCGTCAGTTAATGGAAGCCGTTCGGCAGACGCTTCCTGCAGCGGAGATGACCGGCGTCCGTGGAATTAGTGAACCTGTACGGCGTGCAGCTGTACAAGCTGGTTTAGTAGACGAGCTTACTGCGTTTCCTTCTGCTGTTTCTCGTCAGGGAGGCAATGTCGGCCTGATGGGCACGCGGAATGTGCCGACTTCTCGTCAGCTTGGCCAGGCCCCTGTTCCTGAATTCGGTCCTGGCTCTCGTACTCCTCAGCCTCCCGCTGGATCCCGTCCCGTAAACACTCTTATTCCTCAATCTCCACAAGGGCCACGCCAGCGCGGAGGTGCCTTAGCTCAGACTGCTCAAGATAATATTCCTTCCCCTGCTGCGCGTACACAGTTTACGGAAGATTTAATCAGTCAGCCTGTCCCGATGGGTCCTGCTCGCGCCCCGATGCAGGGTCCTTCGATGACTGGAAATCCTGTTCAAGGTCAACTGGACCTGCGCTTCCCTGCGGGATCACGGTCGGTGGCTGAGTTCACGACCACCCGTGGCGCCATTCGTCCTGAAGGCACCAATATTGCAGGACAACCTTATCGCGGCGCTCCAGTTGCGAGTGAACGAAACCTCGAAACTATCCGCGCTTCTATGGCTCCTCGCGCCGCTGACGTTGCGGAAGAAATTGTTACCCGAGCTCCTCAGGGTCAACAGTCGCTTTTCATCGATAACGTTCCCGACATTTGGTCTGGCGGCTACCGTATTCGACCAGAACTGGCTCGTCAGCTTCCTCGCGAGGTACAAGAGCGCATCGGTACTGTGATGATGCGTGAAGCTGCTGATCTTGGTCCTGTTGCCCCACGTCCGGCTTTTGGTCCTGACGCCGGTCCCTCCCCGGTGGATCCCGCAGTAGCTGCCGCGTTTGCGCGTAATGCAGCAAGTGGTGCCGAACTCGTGGATCTAAGTGCTCTCATGAGTAACCCTGCTTTCCGTGCAGCCACTGGTTTAGCTGGGGTTGGTCTGTTTGGCGCTGGTGTTGCTGGGATGATGAGTGGCAATCGTACAGGTGAGACTACTGCAGGAGGTCCACCTAGCTTGCCTCTGACTCAGGCACCGACCGCTCCTATCTTTACTGAAGCGGACGGCAGTCCCTTGGGAGCCGTGGATCCCGCCGCTGTGCTGCCTCCGGCCCGAGGCAATATTGATCCTTCTGTTGCAGCGCCAACAGTAACCACAGGTAACTTGCAGCAAGCAAGTTCGATGCGCGAGCAGCTCGCTCAATCCGCCCCCGGAGCGGCTGCCGTACTCCGAGCTGTGGAACCGATGGGTCCCGAGAAATACCGCAGCATTGAAGAATATGCAGCTGCGCGGAAAGCTTATGCAGAAGCTAAGCCCGAGATCCAACAGCTAATGAAGTATATGGAAGGTCAAAGCCCTTCTATTGGAGGTGGCCTAGCTATGTGGGCTTCTTCCAATCCCGTTCTTGCCTATCGTTTCCAAGAACGTCAATTAGCCAACCCAGCTGCTAATCAACAAAGTGCAGAAGCAGTTACTACTACAACTGTGACCGCTCCCATCGGATCCGAGGTATCTGCCGCCGCTGTGGGTAACGCCGCTTCTGTCGCAGACGCTGCCTTGAACCCTTCGCAAGGTGCTTTCGATATGGTTGACGTTACGTCTCCACAAGTTCAACCTCACCTGCAACGAGTACAGGAGTTCATCCGGCAACAAGCGCCTCGTTCTGCAATGTACGCTGGCTATTGATAGTAAAATAGTTACACGACTTGAAGCACGCAGAGTAAGCGTATGAACAGCCCTTCTATGTCACCCAGGAGTTTCGCTTACTCTGGAGGGGAACGTGTTCCCTACATGTTCCCCCAGCAAGCTGAGACTGGCTTCTCTAGTCAGGGTATTACTCAGGATCCTCGCGAGGTTCCCTCCTACGGGGTGTCGATGGAGTCTGCTCCGCGAGGTTCTGGTGGTGGATTTCTTAAAGCTATTAACGATGTCGCTGGGATGTTGCTCCCTATCGTGGGAATAGCTCAAAGCTTTAAAGCCGGATACCAAGGTTTACCTCTCCCTGGTCGCAACCCTAACGATGCTCGAATGGGTGGAGATCGGTTTATTTTTCAGGTTTATCAAGATATGCTTGCTCGAAACGAACGAGAAGCTGAGCGAGCTCGCCAAGAACGTGAGGCTGCTAATCAACGAGATTTAGAGCGTCAGATTATTCTTGAAGGCGTTCGCTCGGATAAAATACCTTTTGAAGAAGCTCTTAAAGCTTTAAAGACCGGACAATTTGATTTCGGTGCTCCTGCTGCGCCTGAGCAGCTCCCATCTCAGGCTCCCGCCACGTCGGCACGTTAACCCACTCACTGAGCTCACAGAGCACATTATCTATGGCGAGCACCAGCACAAACAAACAACCGCTAATGGTGGATCGCCCCTTTTTTAGGGGCGCAAAGATTAATAGCGGGACAACCGTGATTGCCGATGCCAGTAATCCTGACTTTTCGGACTTAATCCAACTTGTCCGCGTAGGAGACATTCCTTCTGAGGACGGTGCCCTCGTAGAGGATATTTTTGTCGTATCTGCTGAGGGTTATCCAAATAGAGGTGGGGTACGTAGTGCCGCTTTCGGTGTTTATGTGTATGCACCGAACCAGGCTGCTCCCTCTACTTCTGTTCCCCTCTTAGTTGGCAAATTCGAAATCGGCCTTTCGGGAGACACTGAAGGGGTAATTCAGCGAGTTGAGCTGCCTGCCACGGTGGCCCCCACCCCACAAACAGGCGACACCAGTCTGGTCTATCCGATCGAACGTGGCAAATCCGAAGCCATGTACCTTGAAAAAGGTTACATTTTGTGTATCGGGTATTTAGGTAGAGGCCCCGCCGCAGTTTCTGGTGGGTTAAGTACTTCCGGTGTTTACGTAATGGCGCAGGGCGGGTTCTACTGATCCGTGGCACGCCGAAAAGGCTCAGATGACTTTGGCTGGGGGTCACACCAGCCTAAAAAGTCTAAGTTCGGCTTCTCTTCATTTGAAGGTGCGAGTACTGGGCATCAGCTGTCTACGCCGATGCCTTTCAAGCGAAAATTTAGACCTGACTTTAACTTAAAAGATTTCAGTATTCTGTATGACTATAACTACGCTTCCATGTGGACTAGGTGGCGTAGGGGGTATGAATTGTATATGTACGCTAATCAAGCGTACGTTGGTTTAAATTATTCGTTCAGGTACTGGACTACAGGCACCGTGGGCGTTGGTGCTGCGCTGCCCGGCGTTTGTTACATGTACCCCTCAATGAGCCAAGACATGGCTATGAGGATGGTTGCGATACGCCCAAGAGATTCTTTTAACTTTCTCGACTTTGGTTACTCGATTAAATCTGTAACAAAAACAAGTGGCACAACTTACGCTGTTGAACTTTCAAGTAACTTTGGGCCACCTATTTCATTCTTTACAGGCGAGATTCTGTCGGATCGTTTTGCGGCAAACGGTACAGAAAAGACGACTTATAACAATTACGTAGTTATCGGTGTAGGTAACGGTACAACTCCAATTACTCCAGGATTCGCTCCAATATTTAACAGTATCTTTATTTCACTGGATACGAACAACAGCTGGTCTGTTATCGATAACGAGACATTAGCAGCACCTGCCGGGCTCCCCACCGTTGGTGACTATTTCACTACGGAAATGCGATTTGGGTGCAATTGCCCGGATTACCTAGCGCGTGAAGATTTTAATCTTTATGAATACAGTCTGAAACGAAAGTATCCTTATACGCTTCCTCAAGACTTAAAGCCAGGTCTATACGATGCGGGTAAAGATTTCTTAGCTTCTCGAACGGAAAACAGCCGAGATCTGCCTGGCTTCACTCGTGATTTTGGTTTTTTGTATGTTAAAAGACTTTTAAACTTACCTAGTTATACAGACGGCAGCAAAGTTTATTCAGACCCTAACCTTATATATTTTGCACCGAGATGGTGCAAGCATATTTACGCGTCGTTCTGGGATATGCAGAACAGATTTGGGACGGACATGTTCCCACCAGCGTGGTTGGCTCAACCTACTGATGAGCCTATGGACGATAAGTACAGAGAATTTTTTGATTTGAACTTAGCTAAACAAACGACATTTGAGAAAAGACAACAACATCTTCGCTGGTGGGAGAAGTATTCTCCTTCCAAAAATACGGTGCCGGTACACATGATGTATCCTGATATGCACCCTACTATGGTAAAAACTCTTAACTTTGACACATTAGCTTCAGGCACTAGCACAGCTATGACTGCTAGTGGTTTTGAGATGTTTACGATTGATCAGTATGATCCGTTTGCTCCTCCCGACCCAGATGTAACTCCTAAGTTAGATGGCGGTACATACAGTAACGGTGTTCTTGTCAGTGGAGCCTCTTTAATTTATGACGGAGGTAGCTACGCAAACGGTAACTTAATACCGTATCCTTCTCTTCCTTCTTTGATAAACGGAGGCGTTTACTGATGGCTTCAACACCTGTAATTCTTCTTTCTAAGCGCAGCGGTAACTCATCAGATCGACCTAACGCCGCCACGGTTCAGGCCGGTGAACTCGCTATGTCCTTTGGGGCGGCGGATCCAGGTCTGTACTTCAAAGATTCTGCCGGATCGATTAGAAAGTTTGGATCAAATCACTACGGAACTACCTCTCCCAACTCCAGTCCACTCGGTTCGCCAGGTAACTCAGTAGGAGAGTTGTGGGCGGATTCTTCAACTAGTAATTACTATCTCCGTGTTTGGACTGGCGCTGCTTGGCAGAAGGTCGGTGCCGGTTTTGCTGACACTGCTAACTCAGCCAATACCGCAGTTACGGCCAATAGTGCAGCAACAGCAACTGTGGCTAATTCAACCATCGTCGCAAGTGGAGCTTTGTCAGCTGTAGTTGCCAGCGGCTCCTTGTCAGCTGTTATCGCTAGTGGCGCATTATCCGCTGTAGTCGCTAGTGGTTCGATCTCTGCTGTTATCTCTAGTGGCGCATTATCCGCTGTAGTCGCTAGTGGTTCGATCTCTGCTGTTATCTCTAGTGGTTCACTTTCAGCAGTAGTTGCTAGCGGCATCGCCGTTGTTACGGCATTGCCTGCCGCATCCACCGGCTCCCTTGTTTATTTGAATGCCGGCACTAGCGGTCTGTATGTTTCAGCTAACGGCGGCTGGATTCTCACATAGAGCCACGCAGCGTGGCCTTCATCATCCAAGCTCCCTTGAATAAGTTGCCGCAGATCTCAGCTGCATAATTTTCGACATCCGGTGCACCTGTCTGGCGTGCAGCTTCAGTGAGATCTTTTGCCATCATGGCGCCTGCCTCTAGATTTTTAGTGTAGAGAGTAAGACCCTCGCGAGCGTCGTATGTTTTAACGGCAGGAAACTTTTTAAAGGCGTCGAATAGACCACATTGACACATAGGCATAAGATAGTCCATGCTGCGCACCAGCTCAGCCACAGTGTCAAAGTCAGAAGTATGTTGCTGATACTGTTCTTTTAAGAATTCGTGAATCGCCAAGAAGTTAGAGCACTCGACGTTTAGATGCAAAAGGTGAGCTTGTATGTTTAATTGATATAAATAAGAGGCAAAGGAGACCATCTGATAAACGAGGTTATCAGGCGTGGCCTCCTTTGTGATAACGACCTCCTCCTTAATAACTTCTTGCTTAGGCGCCTCAGAGGCGTTTTGAAAGATGTCAGCTAAAGAGGAGGTGTTCATTGTCGGCTATCAGACAGCACAAGCAGCGCTTTCTTCTACTTTAGCCTCTTCCTCCGCAGAGTTCAGATAAGCCTCCAGAGCATCTTTGTTGATGCGGTACAGGGACTTTGCACCATTTGGTTGCAGATTGACGAAGATGCCTTTGGGCCAGCCACCGGGTTGGTTGGACTCAGTGAGAGAAATACGCTTACGTACAAAGCCTGCAGAGCAGTTCAGCAGCTCAGCGGTCTGGGCGATGGTCAAGAGCCTTGCGGATTCCATTTAATTTGGCGTTGTGAATGAAGACAACGCGAAAAGGTTAGCAGGAATCTTCATGAAGGGAATCTGTGAATGCTGTCTTAAGGTTAATTTTAGGTTTCGACCCAGTAGACTGAGTAGACGCACTGGACAAGCCTCGTGACCATACGGATTGCTGGAGAGGTTTTTAAAGGCTACAACCAGCCTCGTCGCGACTCGGATGGAGGCAAGAAGTTTGCCGTGGCCGCGAAAGAAGGCGACCAAGTTCGTCTTGTTCGTTTTGGGGACCCGAATATGACTATCAAGAAACATATACCAGAACGTCGTGAAAACTTTAGAGCACGTCACAACTGTGACAACCCTGGGAGCAAGTTAAAAGCACGTTACTGGAGTTGTCGAGCTTGGTAAGTTTGAGCGAATATTATAATTTGTCTTAGACTTTTTGTAGACGCAAATCCAGCGGTGAAAGAGGAGCATGGCCAGCTGCGGGTCGGCTTGACACTTGAAGACGACTTCACTCTTACGCGCCTTAAGAACGCTGCGCAACAACTGAAGGGTGAAGCACGCGATCAGTACCTCTGGAAAACTATTTTTAAATTTGTGTGTCGTGAGCGAGCGTTTAAGTCGGTCATGGAAGAGATAGGCGTTGTGATTGACACTAATGTCGATATTTTTGAAGATTTAACAGAGGAGAAGGATTAAATTAGTTAGTACTGGAGGTCTTACAAATACAATGTCTCAGACAAGAGCTCTGCTGGAATCCTGGCAACAGCAAAACCCAGGATTATTCAGGGGTCTTCAGCAGGCTCTAAGTCGGGCGGAAGGTACTTGGCGAGGTAACGCACCTGGTTACAACGTCCTCTTTGGCGGAGGACAGTTCAACGATTATTCAAGACACCCGGACAAAGTAATCAAGTCTCCGGGAGGTTACGCCAGCGCGGCTGCAGGCGCCTACCAGTTCATGCCGGGCACGTATCAAGAAGTTGCTAGGCAGTTGGGGTTGAAAGATTTCAGTCCTGAAAGCCAGGACTTAGCCATGCTGTACAAGGTCCGACAGCGGCTGATGCCGGTGGGAGGCTTAGCAGCGCTCACCAAGGAAGGCACACTTAGTCCAGCGCTGCAGGATTATTTGGCGCCCGAGTGGGCGTCGATCCCCACGGCGGAGGGAGGGAGTTTTTACGGCCAGCCGGTCAAACGCTCGTCACAGGTCTCCGCGTGGTTTGACGAAGGAGCTCGAAACGCGTCTAAAGGTCCTGCGCCTACTGCTGCTAAACCTTCTACAGCGCAGGATAAGGCTACGGGTTTATTGAATAAATTTATAAACCTATTAGGTATAACTGGAGCTTTGCAACAGCTTGGTCCACAGTCCTCGACACAGCGTCCTGAGTTTATTGATTACTCCGAAAAAAGCACGGCTCCTGACCCTGGTGCGGAGCTTCTGCTTGACCTTTATAAGACTCAACGCCGCGATGAGAATATCCAGCAATTGGCTGAAGAAGAAGCTGCTGTTCAATTAAGAAGAAATCAAACGGCTATTCAACAAGCGCAAGCTCAATTGCTTGCTCAGGCTTTGAGTTCTTTTGGAGCTCCTAAGTCAGTTATTTAAACGTATAATCGATATAAGAAGCTAAAAGTTAGTGAACTCCTTTTTAGGTGGCGCTGTTGGGTTTGGCTCTGACGTTCCCGATTATGGTTCCATCGGACCTGGGTATACAGGAGACTACTTCGGGTCTTCGCCTACTGGGGGAACCTCTGGCGGATCTTTCCTGCAAGATTTAGGCCGTGGGATTTTAGGCGGTCTTAGCAGCCTAGGTTCAAGCCCGGCTGGATATGGCGCAGCACCAACTAGCGCAGGTGGCGGGTACACCGATCAGACAAAACAAAATATGCGAGATCTTTTAGCTATGGCGCTTCGCTCCTTTCCCACTCCCAGATCTGTGATCTGAGTATTTTCCAAAACTTCGAGTTAAGACCGATGCCTGTTTCTCTTCCCGCATACTACGACTGGTCCTCAACTAACGCTCCGAGTGGCCCTTTTGGCGTAGAGCCTATCTCGGGCTCTGAGACTGTCTTCAATAATCTCAGTGGACAAGGCGCTTTTGGTGAAGGTGGGGCTGTAGATCCGTTCAGTGCTTTTAACAAAAATACATCGGATCTTTCGAATGTTAACAGGCTGGCAGGAGATCTCGGCAGACTTTTCAGCTCCCCTTTTGACCCAAAACAAAATTTAAAAGATTTAAGAGCAATAGAAAAACAAAATATTAAAAGAACAAGGAAAACAATTTCTAATGTCTATCCAGAGCTGACTGGGTTAACAGGTGAGAAATCTCGAGTTGAAGCCTACGAACAATTTGCGGACACAGTAGCTAAGTTAGGTGAGCTAGCAAGATATGATTTAGGGGTAGATCCTGATCTTTCTAAGCAATACAATCAATTTAGTACACGCGTACAAGATATACAAAATCAATATTCATTGTCTGGCCGTTTAGGTGGATATGATCAATTAGCGCTGAACCCACCCGTGGTGACTATGGATGTCGGTTCACTACGTGGAAGCACTCAATGGGGGTCGCCTGAAATTGCGGCTCAATACAATTCACTTATCGACTACAGCGGTCCACAGACGTCTAGCTTTATCTACGGCTCGAATAGGCCCAGGGAGACTTATAAAATCCCTGATCGCTATGCTGCTCTTGAAGATCCTCGGATGGCTGCCTTAGTTTATGGTGGGGATAAAACAGCTGATGCCATTGGGCGGTACTACAACACCAGTGGCGATGTAGCAGGCTTAATGAACTACGGAAGCGTGTCCTGATGAGCGATTTCCGGCGTTCACAATCTGAGAGACGTGCGGAATCTTTCGGTCAAAGGAGATTACATCACGTCGATCGAGAGCCAAAGTTTCATCGATTGGCTGGAGAAATTTTTGGGGTTGAGTCTCGGGAAAGGGCTCGTCAACAGAACAGAGAAGTTCGCTCACGTTTGCAAGCTTCACGCCCCGTGGGCGTAGGCTTTGGTGAAAAAGATAGTTATGGACCAGATGATTCTTGGGACACGAAAGACCCCATTAAACATACACCCTCCCCAAATTACTATAATGTTCGATAAATTGTTTAACACTTACCTCGTAATTTAGTTGCGGCGGTAAGTAATATAAGAATCCAAACACTTTAGATTTAACAGCACTTAAATCCTGTTCTCTGATTAGTGTTGGTTTTTCTGCTAACACACACAGCGGAAAGTCGAATCCAATCTTTTGAGTGACTAGCAACGCGACTTCAGTGGAAGTTAAAAATATTATTGCTTGTCCAAGTTCGTTACGTAACCACTTCTGATAACACAGTTCTAACCAAACACGCTGCGCTGACTTTTTGAACCTTAATGATTTTTCGAACAGCTTTATATTTTTTGGTTGCTCGTCTCCTGATAAAACACTTCTAGGAGGATATAGATAAACTTTATCTGCTTTCCACGGCTGGATTAATCCGTTTTCACGCCAAGTGAAGAAACGATCAGCTTGGACTATCGAGTTGGCGGATTGACTAGACGCAGGATCTAAATCTATCGAACCTCCAAAGAAAGCCGCTGTGGTAGCAACTACTTCTGGCGGAGATATAAAGTCAGCATCAGTAAATGAGACCGTTTGAATATTCATCAATTTTTTTATTGGCTTCTTTTGGGTCTACAAGATGAACACAGATTTCACTTGACTGAACCATAGCAATAAGAGCAAGATCTGATTCTGACTCTTTTTCGATAACGCGAATGATCTTGCTAAACAGAGCTTCAGCCTTCTCGTCCATACCTTCTTGAGCGACTGCTAAGTCATTCTCAAGATCTGACTTCGTTAAATACTTTGAGGTCTCCGGGTTTTCTGGATTAAATACAAGGATTCCTTCACCGAGAGCCGCTCGGTTCTCAAAATAGAGCCGAGTCATATCTGATAAGATGGTACGAACGACACCAGCGCTAATCATGCGCTCTGTTTCGTTGCCACTGAACAGATTCTTAATAAGCGCTGCGGCGCCTCGTGACAAATCAGACATAGGTAAAATTGCTCCAGGCTGCCTGCGTGATCGCGTGGATATCGTATAAGAACTTAGACGAATTCCGTTCGGTTGGGTCTGTCTTGCAGAAGTGACGACCTTCCACGAGTCCTGACTCACCTTTGGATGCAATCCCTTGATGGATAAGTTTGTCGATCGTTACAGCTGGGACATTAAGTCTTTGGCTAACGATCTTCTTTGAGACGAAAGCGTTAGTGATCTTGCCTCCCTTTTGAGCGACAAGAAGTTGAAGTGAAGCCTCGATGCTGTTGAGGGCATCGCGGATGTCTTTAATTTCGCGTGTGATGTCCATGGAATAAAGGAGGGGCTCCCCTTAACCACCTGGCGCCAGGCAATCAGGGCGAATTACTGCTGGTCCGAAAAGGCTAAAAGGATTACAGCACCCCTCATGTCAGCACGGCCTTTGTTACGTGTTGACTTGTTTAGTTTAGGAGTGCTTTTGCTTTTGTCTCGAAGTCGGAAGGGTCCTCAATCAGCAGCTCGATCAGCTTATCAAGTTTTCCAGGGCTGTCAAGCTCACGACGTTCGTTCTTAATCAACCAATATGTATATGCGTTTAATAGGTAATAATGTGTTTGTTTTGCTTTAAGCGCACCAACTTTCCACTTTTCGTAGTCAAAAGCGCTGCTGTGTCGTGAATTACCAGTTTTTAGTTCGAGTTCACGAATTTCAATCTGAAGCTCAATGTCTCGAATGGTGTATTCAAGTGAGCTAATTTTGGCCTCGCAGTCACGAGTGTCTTTAGGAGGTTGATTGTCCGTGTAGATCCAGGTCGGAAGGTTGTCGATCTTAAATTCGTCCTCCCAAAGACAAGGGCGGCGTAGCTCAGCCGTAGAGTTCGCCGAGTATGCGGTCGATGTGTACGTTGTAATCACCGTTTAAACAGTAGAGAGTGTGGTGTTCAAATGCGACCCTGACTACAAGATCGAGTTGAGTGAGCCGTTTTAAATGATTTCTAACCGAGCTCGTTGACTGACCGACTTCCTCGGCAATCTCAGAAAGACTAGCAGGTTGGATAGCTTTTAAGTCAAGGATTAAGCCACTGTGGTGAGTAATCGCTTGGATTCGGCCCTGATGCCTTGGATTGTGGAAAGAGATAACTTGATTTCGAATTTCTGAAGGATAACTCGCTGAGTGATTTTGGCAGATATACCAAGCTCCTGCAGGTGCAAGATCACTTTTTCGATTTGGGGAGAAGCCTTCTGGTTGGGTGTTGGTGTTATGCACAAGTGGTATGGGTTTATACAGAATGGATTAGAGCACCTGGAGCGCACGAAGTCACTTGATCTTAGTTTTGTCTTAAAGAACGCCTCGTAAACGAAGCGGCGAGTACGGGTCGACTGGCCGTCATCCTCGCTGTACGTGAAGCCTCGGTCCTCCGGGTACTCCAAGTGAGCTTCACGATCAATCAGGGGGCGGTTGCGCTCCAGCCATGCGTGAAATCGTGCGGCACGACTGGAGCAAGCGGACAGCTCGCTTCGGCAGACCTCGCAGGCTTGCACCAGATCATGCGGTAACCGGACGCGTTTGCGGAACTCAGCAGGCACCAGGAGCGGTTCTGAGCGCCCGCAGAGGCAGCGCCAAACAGACAGGTCTTGGTGGTGCTCGATTCGCCAGTGACCCTGATGCTCGACCGTCTCAGGAGCCCCCGTGGGAGCCTTGAGCCCGCCGTCGTCAAGGTCAAGCAGTCCCAGAAGCGCTACTGCTCTTAGGTTCATGCCCATGACAAGAGTCGCATGTTAGGCGCAGCATAGCACCGTAGGTGTCCCAAAGTACATTAAAGGATTATGGAGCTCACAGAGTGCAGGGAGCGCATGGAGGCGTAGTAGGTGCAGCTCGCTTTTATTTTCTTTCTTTTTTTAATAGTCCAGTCTCCAACAAGACTAGTTTGAGACAAGCGCTTTTATCTTTTTAGAGACGTCTCTTTAATGTTCACCTAATAGTTTTCTAAGACTCTAACTTAATACGTTTATCTAGATACGACTCTAGTAACTTATCTTTTGTTAACTGTGCCCAATTTGGTTGTAGAGCGGGAGTTTTACAAAAAGTCTTTGATGGAATTTTTTTTGGTAGCGGTTTGGGAAAATACGGCCAGCCCGTGGTTTACATATATTCTTACGAGTGTTTATACTTTGTAAAACCTGGAGGTGTACTGTGACTAAAACTACAGTCCGGCCTGTAGAAGAGCTTTCTTGGAAAGACTTACGGCAGAGGGCTACAGTGCTTGGTGTGCCAGCCTGGCAACTTGCCGAACAGTTGGTGTCTCACGAGAAAGACGGCCAGCTCGTATTTCGGATCTCTCTAGATAGCACAAAGGCGTAGAATTTAGACTCCCTCGGTTAAACTGGAGAATACGGGAGGGACTACGTTTGTAAATGACTGAGATCAACGTACCCGCCTGTCCCACTCATGGCGTATTACCTCGGGCGCTCCATAGTGAGTCTTTCCAAGGCATCGTCGAAGTCATTGAAGAACTCATCGGAACGGTAAGCGGCGTGGGCACTACCAGTTATTCTCGCTGTCCTTACGGGTATCCCTGGAATTTTGAAGGGGTTGTACGCGCCCTAGAAGATTTAAACACCAGCATTAGCGGAATCTCCGGGGGCGGAGGCGGCGGCACTGCTAGTGGAATCGTTGCTGGCTCAGGTATTTATATAACGCAAAGCGGTTCGTTTGAGGTTATTAACGCCACTATTACGTCTGCTTCTGGTCTGACTATATCAGCCGGTTCAGGTATCTATTTATCTGATGCAGGCACCAAAATCAACCTTGCTGCGCTTGGAACAGGCAGCGTCACAGTTCTTTACAGCGGAACTACTGCCCTTATTAGCGGTACCGACACTCAAGGTGGAGGCGGAGGAGGCAGCGCTAGCGGTACTGCCGTCATTGTCTCTGGCGATCCTGGTACTGGTTATACCGCAGGTAGCTTGTGGTTTGACACAAACGAGGGGCGCCTCTTTGTTTACGCGTCAGGTAACGGCGTGTCCGATCCAGCGTGGTATCAGACCAACGCCGAGGCTATTGCGTCCAAAGGCGAGGCGCCTCCCTCCGGCACTGGTCTGAACGCACCCCCGCGTGACGGCTCAATTTGGTTTAACAGCCTTATGGGCTCACTGTTTGTTTATGACGCAGTGACAAGCGGTTGGTACGAAACCGGACCTTCTAGAAGTTTTGCTTATGGACCTGCCGCACCGCCACCTAGCACACAGGGTGCTGGCTGGTATGACAGCGCTAATAGTCATCTTCGTGTGTGGGATGGCAGCAGCTGGATTCAGGTCTAATATCTAGCGGTTACTGCTTAGGCACATGGCCAAGCCCAAGAACACTCAACAGATCGAACCCAAGCCAAAGACCACTTCGATTGGGCATAGCGTTCTTTCGCGTCCCCGCCGACGCGGCAAGAAACGTTATCGCGGCCAAGGTAAGGGCTAAACTTATACATAGATAGTGGGCTGCGATGGCTATTGCGAGTTTTAAAGCTGGTGAGACCATTGCAGCCGGTGATGCTGTTTATGTCGACCCCTCAGACGGCTTAATTTTTAAAGCGAGTGCTTTAAACGCAACGCAAGCCAGCGTGGTTGGCGTCGCTATTGATAGCGGCTCTGTTGGAACTTTAATCAGAGTTAACGCAGATGGTATATATCCAGGATTAAGCGGGCTCAGTCCTGGGGAGTATCAGTATCTGTCTGTTACGACTTCTGGCGCTCTGGTTGACTATGCAACTTGGTCTGCTGAGTTAGCTACTGTTAGTGTTAACGCGTATGTGACGAATATAGGTCGGGCGACGAGCGCTACTCAGCTAGCTGTTGAGATCGATCCACCAACTTTCGTCGTCAACCCAACGTCAGTTCTCATGCTTGAGTCCAGCCCAGGTATAACGATTGATGCTATCCTGTTAGAGGATGGATCAACTATTGATCTAGAAACCGCTTCTGTGTAATCGCAATGGCAAGTCAGAAGATATCCCAACTGACAGCGATTACAACAGTCGCTAGCGGTGATTATTTTCCTATTGTACGCGCATCAGATGTAACTAACCGACGTGTTGAGGTTGGTGTACTAGATGCTCGCTATACTTTGGCGGCAAGCGGCGTAGCCGCTCAGAGCACGGCTAATACTGCACTTTCTTCCGGTATTGCTGCTCAGAGCACGGCTAATACTGCACTTTCTTCCGGTATTGCTGCTCAGAGCACGGCTAATACTGCACTTTCTTCCGGTATTGCTGCTCAGAGCACGGCTAA